CAGTCAGTCCGCTTGCTGGCGTTGTGTGCAATGAGTCCACGTCTATTGTAATAATGTCGCCTACTGCTAGGGCGGTGGTTGTCAGGTCTGGTGGTGTACTTGCAGTGGTTGTTGTCTTTTCTGTTGTATCGAAGTCAAGTTTGTTTGTGGTCATGATAGTCGTTCCGTTTATATTAACATCAACGACCATAGTACCTGTTGTCCCTGCTGTGCTGTTGGTTGCGTAAAAGTAAAACGGTGTGGTATCACTTTGTTGGATTACTCCTGCGATTGGTGATACAAAATCTCCTCCTATGTTTGTTGCGACTGCACATGCTGTTCCTGCTTCTACCAAATTGAATGATAGCCATCGGATATTTCGTTTTGAGGCTTGTAGTGCACCTGGTGTTATCACCTCATCTGATGCTGTTCCAGTGTTTACTGTTGATGCAGTAGATAGTGCATCACCAGATAAAGCACCGTTGAGTACAGGTGCTGTGAGTGTCTTATTTGTGAGTGTCTGGGTATTTGAGGCAAGATAAGATGCAAGATTATCTACTGTTATTTTCTTTGTCTCCGGAGAACCTACTGGATCAGCGACAATAGCAAGAATATCAGAACCATCCGGTGCTGTTGCAAGCTCATTTAGTTGGGTTATTTTTGCGTCTGCCATGATATTATGTAGTTATTGCTCTGTTAATTGCTCTTTCAACATCTAGTGTTTTGAGCCTGTTATTTTCGAGTCGCCCACTTGTTTAACTAACGCTTATGTCCCATGTGATACTCAATGAGTCTGTATTTTCCACGTTGACAGCCGAGAATATTCTATGTGTCAATAAGGTACCAGTAGTAGCATCGTTTAGGAGTCCGGCCTCTGTTACCGCTTTGGTTCCTGTTACAGAGAACGTAGTGGTCGCCCGTGCTGTGTCGTTAGTAACAGTGGTAGTCTGTAGTGAAGTCGTACCCTGTACTCGAGAAAGTCCTGAATCCGCTATCTCTGTCTCAAGGGCAGTATCAGTTACTGCGGCCGCGGTTGTTCCGGTACCTACAGCGATATAATCAGCTACTGCTGGTGATCCTTGTCCATTGATTAATCCTGCCACTAAAGCAAATCCTGCATTAGTAACGAGGTTGTGAAATTGTAGTTTGTTTGCCCAGAGTCCTGTAACGAACGGAAGTCGAAAGAACTCTCCGAAACCGAAACGCGATCGCAAGTAATGGACCCAGTTAAATTCATTCCACAGTTTTTTTACGTTTCCATCCTTGTCTTTATGAACCATTTGCACGTTGATTTTTCTGCTTATATCAACTGGTGCTTCAAATGTGCCATTTGATTGTATTTTTTTATTCATTTTATTTGAGTTATTTTTAATGATTAAATCTGTTTTCGCCCGTCGTCGTCCCGTATGCTCCAAACGACGAGTTTCCTCCATAATCTTCTCTTTGTAACGTCATCCTCGGTTGTTCGTCCTTACTTCGACTAGCATAGTATTCCTGCATAGCAAGCATCATGTTATTGTAATTCTCTTGTAGGGTAGCTTTCTTATTGTTTAGCTCGTTGGCCATACAATAATCAATAGACATACCAAGAGATATCAAACGGTGGAATGTCGCAACAAATCCAGGGGTTTTTGTTGTGTCTGCTGTGGTGAAATACGAAGGCAGTCGTTGGAATTCAATTTCTAGTCCGTTTGTGAGGGTTGTTTTATCAGCAGATGGCTTTGGATACAACATAATGGTGTTACCAACCTTGTCATAATAGCGCGGTAATCCGTTGTTCTCTGTTCGTTCTAGGTCTAAGAGCATCTGATTTTTCCCCTTGGTCCTGTCTATAGGTTGCAGGTATTGTTTGTCACCATTCTGATCTAAAACAGATGCTTCGTGAATACTCAAGAAGTCACCTGTAGAAACCTCATAGTCCTGTCGCCCTGCAATCAAGTTAGTTGTACCAAAAGGGAGTGTGGTGAAATTGTTATCGTCAAACTCCCATCGTCCGTCCGCACGCATGATTGCTGATACAATCTCATCGAGGCTCCTATTAGCATTTCGAGTCATGTCTGCGATATCGTAGTCAATAGAACCATTATATTTCCCTGTAAGAAGAAATTTAGTGTCACTTACGATATCTTGATTTGTTGCGTGTGAATTATATTGCATAAGCTATAACATTTTTTTCTTAGCGGACATTCCTCTGCCTTCTTCTTCGTATTCTTCCTCCACCTCATACTCGATAATATCAATCTCTGCAGAAGGTTTACTGCCCGGAAACTTACTGTACTGGCGCATAGTAACTTTCACAGTAAGTTCGTAGGTCTCTCCTACCTCCCACTCATCTATCTCTGGCATTTGTTTGTTATCAACATAGATAGATGGGTAGTGTGGATTTTCAGGCATATCTACCCCTAGTGTCATTGTTGATTTTTTTTGCAGGCTCTTAAGCATATAGTTAACAGTTAATAGTAATTAGTTTGGACTCCAAACGAAGCTAACGTCTGTTTGATTCACGATGTCAGCTGCAATTCCCTTCACGAAGACTGCATTTACTTCAATTTCTCCACCTACTGACGTGAGTAGAGTGCTCCCAGAAAGCTTGATCTTGATGTTTCCATCACCATCGTCCTTACTATCAGATATCTCAATTACTGATGATGCAACGTCTGCACCAATAATAATTTTGTGTAGCAAAGCAGGCTTTGATGTGATGACAATGTCTGTAGCTGCTGCTGCTTGATAGTGTATATTTCCTTGTGACATATTGAGTATTTTTTATTTGATCGCCCTATCAGAGAGCCCTGGAGCTCCCCTAAGGGCGATCAACGTTGATAATTAAGCACCAACTGCCTTAATGACGGCGAAGTTGATTATGATTGCACCTGTTTCTGCGGTTGAAGCATGGTTGTTTTCGACAGTAATGACGAATGAACCTGCTGCTACGGTAGTAACATTTACATGTGTTTGATCTGTGGTTGCACCTGAACGAATCGAAGCTACGACAACATCTCCTACCGCTACTGCTGTATTAGTAACAGTGAAAGATGCTGAAGCTGCGGCAGCAAGACTAGTAGTATCAGTTGTGATAGCACCAGTAACCTTGCTCAAGGTAACACCTGTACTACGGTTAGTAGCCTGTGTTACTGCTCCACCTGCACCAGTTGCGTAACCGACACCTGCTGTTGGGCTAGTAGATAGGATTGACGATTCGCCAGCAAATTCTCCTGCTGCACCAGTCACAGTCACTACACCAGCGTTAGTCATGGTTGCATTTCCAGATAAGGCAGCAATTGTTGCGGTAGTACCGTTTCCAATAGCGATACCCGTATCTGTGGCCCCTAGATCAAGGGCTGTAGCTACACCGGAACTGTTACCTACTAGTAAGTTACCTTCAGCTAGAGTAATTTCTCCTGCTGAGACTGCACCTGGAATGTTAAATGATGCTGATGCAGTGTCTCCAATGTTCTCGTAGAACCCACTGGTACCTGTTGCTACATCTGTTTTGAGAAAGATACACCCTTTAGCATATCCTGCTCCTGTTGGTACTGATGTACCTGTTGCGAATAGAGCATTGTTGTCAATGTCGTATTGCAATACTTTTACGTTTGTGGCACCAATTAAGCGGTCTTCACCGGCAAGTTTGACACCTCGATTAAATACTTTCATGATTTATTGTCTTAGTTAATAAGAGGGACTTGTGTCCACTTACCTCTTACGGAGGTAAGATAGAAACTCAAATCGTTTTTGTATCGTACTGTTTGTGACACTTTGCACACAATCTCAGCCAGTCATCCAAGTCTTTTTTATATTCTCTAGACTTATTTGCCCAATGAATTTGGTGCTTGGTCAATCCAGATTTACCACAATGTTCGCAGATACCAGGTTGTCCTCTTTCTCTTATAACCCAGTCGTGCAGTCTCTGTAAATATCGCTTGTAACTCACTTTTTTACCTTTCCATTCATGATTTTTATTACCAATCCGAAGTGAGTTAGTCGATGAACAATTACAAGACCTGCTACAATATTTACTTACTTCCCATTGCGTTGATGTGTACTTTTTTCTCCTTGGATACAACTTTCCACATCGTAAACAGTTTTTCGTTTCCATAATTTGAGTTTTTATCTCACCCCCACAAGGGCAAGAACTGAGATTAAACCCAGTTTTCAGCAGAGATTTTAACTTGCTGAAGTGTACGCGCATTATCTGCGAATACATGCGAATTGAATAGAGCCAATGTTTTAAGTCGGTCACCAAATCGTTTTTCGACACGTGTACTCTCCACACCATCTGGTGAGATTTGTACACCCATCTCGATTGAACCACGAATCATGAAGACAGAGTCTTGACGTCGTGCGCTCCAGATATCAGCATCGGCAGTCATGGTCTCAGAAACAACAATGTCTCCAAATCCACTAAATACCATGTCTTCTGTTGAGGTAGTTGTGACTGATCGTTTCTCTCGAAGTACGAACGCGTCATTACCTGCAAGAGCAACGTAGTCAGTTCCTACTGTTCCTCCACCTTCTACGGCAGACTTAAGGTTTGCACGTGCTGTTGCTGCACTTGCTCCAATCAAAACTTGCCCAGCGACTGCGCCTAGAGTAGTTTTGTATGTGAAAGTAACACCAGCAATATCTACTGTGTCTCCATCAGTAGGTTGTGTTGCCACCTTAAGAGTACCTGTCCATGGGAGGTTATTGTTTTGAACAACAATCCATCCGTTCCATGGTCCAATAACACCGTTCTGAAGAACCATGTCTCCAAGAGCAGTTTCACGTTGACTCTTAAGTTTTCGTAGAACACCCACTGTGTGAGGTCCTACAACAGCGACACGGTTTGCCATAGGGGCATCTACCGTATCAAGCTGTGTATGAGCAGCAGTAAACAAGTCAAGAGCATTGGCTGTAGTCAGCTCAATGTTCGAACCTGCAGAACCACCAACGGCAGCGGCATCAAGTGTATTACCTGCGCTCGTTACCTTACTCAAGAAGTTTTGCTCAATCTTGTTGTTAAGCTGTTTCTGCATTCCCATAGCAGCATTTGAAGCTGCGTCATAGAAGTTCTGTCGTTTGTGAACATCGTCCACATAGACACTGGCGTATTTCATTTGATCAATTTCAAATGAAGCATCAGTTGCAGTTAAGTCTGTATCAGTGATATCAGAACCAGGAGTATAATCTCCGGTTGATGCCTGAGACAAGATTGGTTTGTGGTATTTCTTACCATCTGGAGTTAGAACGCTCTGTGGTTCTAATCCGGCGAGGAATACCGCTGTATTCTCAACAAAGAGAGTTTTTTGGAGTTCATTACTCCAATACTCTTTGTTTAGATTATCGAAATTAGTATTTGCCATTTTCGGTTAATTTAATTGTGAGTAATACAATCAACCGACAATGAAATTATCTACTGAGACGCAAGGAACTTGGTGTAGCCTTCCCATTCTTTCCTACCTTCCTCAGTGGACATGTCAGGAGCAGGTGGGTTTTGTACATCAAATTTAACAGTCTGTCCTTTCTTTGTGCGAGTGACTGTTGCACCATCCATTGCCTCAGACTTATCGTACTCGGCTTTTTTAAAGGCAATGTACGGGTCTTTAGCGGCTTCTCGAACTGAGACACCTGTAGCCTTGGCTAGACGTTGCACCTCAGACTTTATGTCTTCTGGTAAATCTAGTCCTTCAAGGTCTCGTTGTTCAAACTCCTTTCGGATACGAGCTTCAACATCCTGTTCACTTTCACCTGGTTTAGGTTCAGTGTTAGGTTGTTTTTGATTGGACGGTGTTGTGGAATTAGTTGCGGCATTACGATATTTAATCTTTTGCCCAACAACTTTACCAAACGCTTTGCGTTGCTCAAGCTGGTCCTTAGTCAATGAATCAATAAGGTCTAATTGCTCATCCTCATCAAGTCCGTATTTCTCAATTACTTGAGAACGAATTTCATCTTCTTTGGCCTCAACTGTAGCTTCCTGCTCTTCTTGTAACTCCTCAGCAGTAGGAGCGAGATTTTCCTCTTGTATTTCTTTTGTCATAGGTATTTTTGTCTATTAGACTTAATATTGTATAAAAAATAGGTATCTTGTCGATACCTATCCTGTATTGTTAAACCCTTGCGAGGAAAACATTACAGGATAGGTATCACCAAGTGATCTATTCTGTCGCAAGAGTTTGTATTTGGTTGTGAATAAATTATAGCACAATGTTATTCCATTTGCATAGAATAACTATTTCTCGAACACAATACGTGTTCCAGGGTGTTTACCTGAGAATGATTTTGCTAGTTCCATGAAGTTTTCTCCATGCAATTCTAGTGTGTAACGACGAAACTCAACACTACTGTCACTCAAGACAATAGCAATCGTTGGTTCTGATGATACTGCATTACCTGTTTGCTCTGGTGTATCGTCCAACAACGCATTAACCCGGGCGGGTATAGTTGAAAAATCAATTACGTCTTCTGCGCTAATCCCTTCTCCATCTGTATCTGTTTCTTCAGCAGTATCAGGTGTCACTTCAGGCGTAACATCAGGCGTTTCTTTTTCTACAGCCTCATCTAGCAATGCTTGTAATTTTTCCTCTCCAAGAGCGTGATGGTATTGAATACCACGTTTATCAAGCTCTGCTTTTAATACATCTTTATTTTCTGATGACATAAATTAGTCTTTTAAAAAGGTTAGTAAAACTGTTCCAACTATTATTCCGAGCATGAATCCTACGAATAAATATAATAACATGGTGTTATTATATACATATATTAAATATACTACAAGCCATAATCCCCCTGAGCAGTCTGTATAGATTCTCTCCGATTTTGACTGATTTGATAGTCTCTCAGCGATGTATCACCCACTTCTGCAAAGTCTTTCATTTGCCATGCTATTGCGCATGCCATCACAAAGTCGTGGTGTCTAGTAGTCAATCGAACATCTATCTGTCCATCCATGAGGTCATCTCGTGAGTACGAGCGCAGTTCCATCTTTAATCCTTCATCAGAAACACTCAACAAACCGTCCTCGATTGCTTTTTTGAGGTCATACAGCATCTTTGGCTTTGTCAAAGCATTTGTATTCCACCCATATTCGCTAGGTTGTACAGCCTTTATCTTTTTAGCAGACCCTTCCTTGGTGTACAGGTTATTGTATATCTGTTTCAGGCGTCCAATACACATATCAAATATGTTATTCTCAACAGCCACGATAGGCTCTCCAAATCTCTCCGCTTGACTGCATATCTCATCTCCAAATGAGTCAGGTTTGATTCTATTGCTCTTGTATGTAGCTACAACCCGGGCGGGTATAGTTGAAAAATCAATAAATATTGAAGTCGAATGGTCTAATCCTACTCCACCTGCGACATCGTGGCCACTTCCGTATCTATGCGAAGGCTCATACTCATAGAATATCTTGAACCCTGCGAGTTCCTTCTTTGGTAGCCGTACCTCTTGCTTGTCTACACACTCACGGTCAAAGAATATATCATCACCGGCTGATGGTTGACACAGGTACTCACCTGCATAATCATCGGCATTGTTTTTAATTCTTGCTATGTCCTCAGGGGTATATCTCGCTAGCCACGTAGGGACTCCATCAATCTCTATGGGTGTGATAAGTACATGTGTCCTGTTTTTAACCAATCTGTGTACGTTTCCACGCTCTGAGACATAGTTACAGGTATAGACAGACCCTCCAGTTTTAGATAATCCAGTACGTGCCTCCTCCATATTGTCCCAAATAGCTTGTGTAAGAGGAGCGGAACGCAAAGTCTTACGACTCTCAAAGTCATTGAACCATATAAAATCAGGGCGCGCGTCCTCTTGGATGTCTCCTCGTTGCTCCGTTCCTACCGTACCAGAGGTTACTTTGATACCTGTAGTAGTTGTGAAGGACGACATACGCTCTTCTCGCTTCTTTCCATCAGTCTTTTTTTGAAAAATCTCAGGATAATAGTAAACAACGTTGTCTTTTACAAAGATATTGTAAAGGTCGGTAACTATCTGACTCGAGTTATCGCCATCAGAGGACAGTACCTTGATGTATTTGCGGTAGTGATCCTCATCATTTGATATTGCAAAGGCAATAAATGTCTTAGTTCGAGCATCTTTAGCCCCTCCACGATGAGCTACATTGATAAAGTGGTCCTCTTGTCCTTGATACACCTGTAGGTTATTCAAATCAAAATCTTTGTGGAATGGGGCATCACCTACAGCTTCGTCATCATCATCTAAAAAGTAGTCAGGGAGAAACCACCGAGACCACAGCCGATATTTGTATAGGACTTGATCATTTGGTGTTGTCCTGTTGAACACAAACAATGCACGGACGTCTTCGCGACTACCGCTATTCAGTATTCCCAGAATTTCCTCCTCGTAGGATTGATTCGATTGCTTTGTTTGCTTTGTCTTTTGATTTGTCATCAATAATTATAGGGTTATCTGCATCACCTGCGAGAGCAAGACGGTCACCAAACCGTTTAGGAAACTTCTTACTCATGTTCCACTTCTTTGCATCAATGAGCAGCCTAGCACGTGAAACATCTGCCATCGTCCGTGCTATCTCCTCTATCTCATCTGCCTCTACTTCAGCACCTATTGCCTTAGCATCTTCGTATTGCTCTGAAAACCCTTCCCTGTCTTCAAGAACCCATAAGTGGATAGTAGACGCCATAGGCATATCTTTGTCTCTTGCAATACTTCTAACACTCTCACCTTCAGCGATACGTCTGCAAATTTTTATTGCTAGTCCTTGGTTATGTTTAGTTGGTCGTGCCATATATAAAAATTATACCACAAAGCCAGCTAATAGTACGTATAAGTTATTTAGTAAACCTCGGGTTCTTCAGCCTCTTTCTCTTCAGGTGAATCCAAGAATGGTTTCCATATCTCCACCATCTTCTCGGCTGCGCGCCTTCGTGCTTGCACCTCCAGTGCTATTACTTCGTTTGTATCCCCTTCTATGTCTGATACACGGTCAAGTTCTTTTATCTTGGATATTATAAAGTCTTGTAGTTCTTTTCCGTGTTTGGTTTCGAGTAGTTGTGCTACTGTGCTTGGGTGCATAATTGTTTTTGTTATTATAATGTTCCTATAGGCCAAAATCCTCAATCCTGTGCTTTATACCATCATCTCTTCGCTTTCTTCGGACTGATTTATCTAACTCTTCAGGATCAGTCATGCGATGATGAATATCTGCGAGCTCATCATTCAATTGTTGTTGTGAACTTCTTAAATCAGACATAATATTATGCTAGTGACGCTGTGGTTTGTTCCTGTGATTGAGGTAAGGCTTGTTGTGGGTTGATTTGGTTCTCTGGTGGTTTAGGAATACCTTTGAGTGCATAAATAAGGTCAAGTAAGTATGCGCGACGGTTAGGATCAGCCTCTAATTGGATTAGATTACCGATAGTTTCTAGCTCATCAGCCAAGTTTGAGTTCTCACCAACGATTGTGTAATGGATTCTAGGTAGTACACCATCCCATATCTCTTTACTATTTTTGATAGTAGGTTCGCTTTTTTGTAGTTCTTCTATTTTGGCTTTCTTGATGTCTCGAGCTACTTCCTTTGAATGTGGACCTATCTCTACGAGATTCTTCCGGTACCACTCTTCTACCTGCATTTCCCTTAGTTGGTCAATAATCTCTGAGTTACCAGTGACTGAAATAATATCTTGCGTCTTGAGATTTTTAACTAACTCAGGTACTACCCATTGTTCGAAGACTTCTCGATAGACAATACCAAGTTTCTGACGCAGGAACACAAACAATGACGATGCGTTTTGATCTAGTAACGCACCCAATCTGAATGGAGTACCTGCGGGTACGTCTCCTCGTATAATGTCTAGTGAGTTAGAAATAGCATCTGCCTCTTGTATGTTTCGGTTCCAATCAGCAATAAGTTGGTCGATACCCTGCATACGCACCTGCACCTGTTGTAGGTTTTGTGCCTTAATGATATCTCCATTTACCAGATCAGTGAGAATATTCTGTACAATGAGCTTATCAGAAGACGTAAATATGGTTTTTGATGACCACTCGAGTCCTCGTGCTATTTGATTAGCAATCTCATTCGCGCGTACCTGGTTATCAAACAGAAGTTCGTATATTCCCTCGCGCCAGAACTTTCCCTTGTATGGTCCACGGTGTACTGATTTGAACATATCGGACATTTTCTTGCCCTGAGGAAACGGTTCAGCGAAGAGTGTAACTTTATCCTCGTCTTTTCCACCCTTCTTAAGGCCGGCAACTATAATCTTGGCCAAGACAAATTTATCCTTGTCTCCTCCTTGTTCTCCTTTTAATTCAAACAGGTCACTCTCGCGCACCTCTCCGTTTCTTTCGAATATTTCGTAATACGGTGATGATGTACTTTGTGATGTAGTTTTCTTACCTGCAGAGAACTGAAAATCCTTACAATTCTCGATAACATCATCAATATTGTCCCACACACCTGCCTTTGCACGTAGTTCTGATTGTGTTAATTGGTGGCGCTCAATAATCGTTGTCTCGTCGATAGTCTTAGCTGTGGTATTAGTGATGTATGTATTAGCATTATCTGTCATTTCATACCCACCTTTAACCTTTTTAAAGATCACGTTACCGTCCGCTGAGTATGACTCTACGTTATCATTCAACTCTTCGGCGCGCCCTGTCTCCCACATCCAATCCTTAGTTTTTGCATTCAACGTAAAAACCGCAGCAAAATCTTTCTGCGGGGCTACGGAGAACGCCAAAAAATCTTTCGTATCAATGCGGAGGTTTTTTACCTCACTATCTACGCGAGATTTAATGATGTCTGGCCAGTACTTATATCGACCCTGTTTGTCTATCTTGCCTTGAGGGTAGATGCGATTCTTAAAAAGCGCTATACGTTTTTTAAGTGCATACTCAGAATGGGTTACATTCTCTGATATTTCAACCGATTGGGTTAAATATTGGTCTATCTCGGTTTCAATGCTTTTGTGTAAATTTGCCATAATAACAAGTCCGCAAGGGTTTGTTATTTACTATCATCAATAATAGGAATAATGCTCGACATCTGGTGTGCTGAGATTTCTTCTGGGACATCTGCCAGTTTGACAAGTTCTAGTTTAACTGTGCTCTCTTCTTCAAGCAATGCGTTGAAGTCTTCGATTTGTTTGTCTCGAATATCAATAGTTTCTTTATGTTCTTTCTTAAGATCCTCGAATGCTTTATCAAATTTAACTTGATCTTCCATTTGGTATCGCTCGTTAAGCTCTATTGGATTTTCTTTTTCATCTTTCTTAGCGTGTGATTTTGCTAACTCAACACGTTCTTTCTCGAACGCATAGAACGCTTCTGATGGAGTTGCTGCTTTTTGAATAGCATCGATCTCTGGTTGTAGCTTTGATAAGTTGCGAGCTACTATATATGCAAATTGTACGCCTTTGAGCTGACCTACGCTCTTGAGTGCTTGGTAAAGTTCTATAATATTTTGGTTTTTCATAAAAGATTAAATTAGTTTTTTAACTAGTAAGTCTTATAAGATTATACAGATTTATTTTTTTAATTAAACCCGCATATTTGTGGATATGGGGAGAGTCGAACTCCCGTCCAATACAAATACAATTAACGCTCGACAATGATAGGGGTGACTTCCACCAGTCGGTTTTATGTTCCGACAAACTACCACGTTTGTTTTCAAGGACTTTTTGTCAGATATAACTCACGGTAGGGTTGCTCTGACGGACATTCCCTACGGTGTTGCTACGCTAAGACTGTGTCTCGGGATAGCAAAGACATAAATGGACTAGCCACCATGTCTGATTTTTGTGTGTTTACACGTATTTAGATAGTTACCGTATCGCTACGACATTGCACACTAATTGTATTTTGTATTGTCAAAGCCCGTCATACCCATTGTTGGCGTTTATCTCGCCCTGATTCGGTCGAGTGCCAACAAAGACAATATAACACAAAACACCCTCTTGTAAAAAGGGTGTTAGTCGTCGTTGTATGGTACGTAGTGTCGCTCTATGTCTTTTGTTTCCTGTTTGGGTATTTCTTTGAGCTTATAGTCCAGTATTGAGTAGTCTTTACGACCTGCATATCTATTCAGGCTATCATTGCGCGACTGTCGCTCCTGCAATTTATGAATAGCCTCCTGTTTGTTATCGCATACAGTCTCCATTTTACGGATACGCAACATCTCCCCACCTGTTTTAGGTCGGTACTGCTCGTACACAGTTAGTATTGTTGATGTTTTTATTAGTGTTTTAGTCATATGAGTTGGTTCCAACTGGTTCCAGTTGTCTCCAATAGTAACTATACAATATATAATGCAAAGAAAAAAGCCTGTTATTCACAGGCTCTTTGTTCTACTCAGAGAGTATCTGTTGTTCAAGAATATAATATAGTGAGTGGTCGATTCCTCACTACCCTCGTACATACCTCTCTTGTGTCCCATAGCGCGCCTCCGTTGCAGAGTTGAATGAAACGCAGATCCATAACGTCTCAAACTTTATCGCCTAACTTGTTTCAAGTAGCACCTTGATAATACCAGAAAATCGTGTCAAAACTAATCCACAGTTTTATAGGCACATAGGTATTGCGTATATGCCTAATGCCTGATAATATATTTAACAGTGCTGAATAGCGCCAACATTACTAGCGACTTAAAATAAATACGCTTTATGACAGAAGACAAGTTAACTCAGTTGGTCAAATTACTAGAAGAGTTCCGAGAGGGGTATCCCGTAGAGAGTCTTTCAAAAACTATTGTTACTGCCCTCATTAGTTGGGTAGAACGAGAGAGAGAGATGCTACAAGACCTCAAAGAGGAAAAGCTACAAGCCGAGGCAGAGGACAACGTTCGGGACGTACGCGAGGAGTTCGGGGAGAAACCCGAGCAAGATTAACAACAACATTACTTAAATAGACTACCATGACTGATAACAACGAATTAGACCTATCACCCAAAGGAGACAAACCACTCAGGCACCCTGCTGAGAACAACGACATGTATGCACAAGGTTTTGATCATATGTTCAAGAAAAAAAAAGTATTTGATACCATTCTTTTTAATAACCTGATGAAAGATGAGTACAAAGCGTTTAGAAAAGCACGGAAAAACCGTATTGCATTATATCTCTTATTACTTGCCTCAATTCCTGTTATCGTGATGTCTTGCCTTTTCTACACAATCGACCATAGCGCACCTATGCTTATCAGTGTTGACAACATCAGAAACATACGAGCGTGGCAAGAACATGAGGCAAACGAGGCAATTCTATTGCGTTTACGAACCTGTGAGAGTCAAAACGGTAAACAAATGTGGAACGAGGCAGAAGATAGCGTGGGTTGGTACCAATTTAATATACCCTCAAAGACTCTGGGTGATCTGACGGAAAAACTATATGGCTACCGTGTAGACGATAGAGCGAGGACTATTGCGATTGCAACCAACTACGAGGAGGCACACGAAATTGTATATCGTACTGTATTTGAGCTCGGTGAGACTTGGAGGTGGAAAAACTGCTTTGAGTTAATGGAGAAAGGTGTTTACTAAATAAATAACTATACTAATGAACCAAAATAAAACAAACCATTCAAGTGAACATGCCAAAGGAATGGCCGAGTCTCGATGGTTCAAATACCGATTGCTAGACATGGAACGCTACGAGGAGACACTCAACAAGGGTATTTTTGTACCTATTATTGCCGACAAGGACGCAGTGGAGTTTAATCGAAACTATCCTAAATCGTTCTTCATTATTAAATCTAACTTCAAAAACTAGTATGTCAGATACAGCACTACAAATTGTTCCACAAGACAACAATCAGTTCAAACTGTTTCTAAAAAAAAGAATGTTATCTACACTAGAGAGACTTCTAGGAGACGAAGACAGAGCATATGCCTTTCTCAGTAACATTGCGATAGAGGTAGGAAAAAACCCAGACCTCATGCTTTGCACTGCTGACTCCATAATCACTTCGTTTATGCAGGTTGCTCAGTTCAAACTAAATATGTCGAATGGGGAAATGTATGTACTCCCATACAACAACAAAAAAAAGATTACGGGAGCAGGCGGCAAAGACCAGTGGGTTGCAGTAAAAGAGGCTCAGGCTCAGGTTGGATATCAGGGATATGTTGTCTACCTATATAAAGCAGGCGTAACTAGTATTACAGCACGTGTTATACACAAAAATGATATCTTCAGTGAAGACAACGGCGTTATAACGCACAAAGTTGACCTTACAAAGTCTCAAAAAGATAGAGGAGAGGAAATCGGTTGTTATACAAAAGTTTTATTTAGAGGTGAAACAACCTACCTCTACATGCACAAGGACGATATTCAAGCACACATCAACAGATACTCCAAGTCAGCAGGAGGAAAGTTTAGTCCACATACTGAGGGGAATGATCTCCAACGTAATATGTGGAAGAAAATCGTACTAAAACAACACGAAAAGTTCCTACCGAAGAATGAGACTATCAACGAACTGCTCACACTGGACAACCAAGACTCAATTATATCTGAACAAAAAAACAAAAAATCTTTATCAGACCTACCTACAGGGTCTCTACCTACACTAGGAGACACCACAGGAAACACTAAACCATTACCTTATGACGGAGAAGAAAATCAAGACGTCGAGGACAAAGAGCCCGTCGTCCAAATCGAGCCAGAAGAAAACATCACCGACGATACCAAAGGCAAGAAAAACAAAGATGAAATCGACCCAAGTGACAACCCTTTCAACAATGAAGAGGGACGCGACACCCAAGATTAAACGTATAGATAAAAATGTTGAACCAAAGGATTACTACCCCAAAGATATCTCGAGTAGTCGTATTTGTAGTTTTTCTTCAAATCCATACGCGTACTACTTACGGTATCACATGAACCAATATGACTTTGACCCCTCAGTGGGAATGACTCTTGGTTCATCAATGCACAAAGGAGTCGAGGTGTATCTGAATAACCTCGAAGAAATGGGAGACGCACAGTCAATCCTATTGGCAATGGAGGCGTCAGGAGAGTACGTCGATAAAGCGACAGGTGTCTACGATTGGAACGCTCAAATGGAAACCTTAAAAGACGAACCTGAACTTATGTACCAATTAGAGCGTGAAATGCTCCAATTCAATTCTAGTCAGATTGTATGGTCAGCAACCATACCGGACCACCACAAACTTCGTGAAAAGGCTCTGTGGGCAGTCACAACATACATCAGAGAGTGGGGATTCAACCTAGACGACTATGATTTGGTACTCGTCGAGGAAAAATTACGAGAGAATGTAGCAATTGAGTCATCAGACGGTACCGCTTATGGTATCCCTGTACCAGTAGTTGCTATCGCTGATGTAGTAGTTCGAGACAAACGAGAAAAAGTACGTGTCTTGGACCGTGAAACAAGCGTGTATAACATTGTAGAGAACGTTGGGGTTACTCGCTTGCGGATTTATGACCACAAGGTTGCTTATTCTTATTCTAGTT